TGACTCCTATTTCGATTACAACTCAGTATTGGCCGTGCTAGCTAGACAGAGGACCCATTGACTGTGCGCTGTGCAGGAACACTGCAATTTTCCATAACACCACACCTAATAAGTTGTTTCTTCTAAAAGAGCTATTTTGCATACCCCATACGGGATATCTTGTAGCTGCCACTAACGATGTGGCAGCATCGCATAGCTCTTTTAGAAGAAACAACCTTTCGATTGTTTCAACTAATTTCCAACAATGTCAAACAACAAAAAAGGCGGGAGCCTTTCGGTCCCGCCCTCAAAGTCCCTTTCGGGAAACTTTTAGACGAGACCAGCCGCAAGCGCCTTGTAGCCTGCAGCGATAACTTTACGTGATGGAGTACCAAAGCGATACTTGTGTGTCACGCGACCCTTTGAGTCGGTTTTACGATTCAAGTAAATCGAAAAGCCTTCCATACGAAGCTTGTAGATAGCATCGCGAGGATTAGCGAGATCGTAACGAGAAGCGATCTGCTTGGCGGTGAGCTGTTCACCGTTGATGACGAGGGCATTGTAAACACGATTAAGCTTAGACATTTAATTCTCCTGAGTTCATTATTTAGTTAAGTCTATATCACTTTTTAATTTAAGTCAATATCTTTTTTAAAGAATATCAACCAACCGACCATCCATATCCACTGCTCTTACTCGCTGGGTCGGATAACGAGAGGAGAGTTGCTTCATCTCAGAAAGAATCATCTGAGAATTGTTCAGAGTAACATGAAACGTACGCCAGTTACCTGTAGTGTCTTGAAGCTGTATTTGGACCTGATTCATCAGTTTCGATCCATCTTCACAGCTTCAGCAATAAGATCGTTAATTTCGCTGACAGTCATACAAACGATCTTAACTTCAGTATAGTCGTCATCTGAATCACGACCACTAACTTCGACCATATACCCGTTATCGTAAAGGTTCACATTCAAAGAACCATTAATCTTAACGAGCTTATCAGATATCTTCATCATTAACCTCTCCTTGACTTAGAGCCAACCTGAGTCAAATCAGTCTCAGGTGTTGCATATTGTAGACCACCTTTGTTAAACAGTGGCATGACACGAGAAGCTTTATCAAGAATTGCAGCTTGAACTTGCTTTGACTCTTTATGAAGGTTGGTCATAATGTCACGCTTGACGCAGGAAGAAGCAGAACCAGACATTCCTGCGGAGACGTAACCGCTTTGATCAACTTTCATATTATCAGTATACCGCTGTTTCCAATTTAAGTCAACCCCCTTTTTTATCTTTATTTGCTCGGGGTGGACACCATTCTTAAGAAGCCAAACATCGTGTTTCGTGAGTTGCTTCTCTTTTTGTTTCTGTTTTCGATCCGTCTTAGTGGTTGTATACCAAGGACCGAGAAGATGCATCGACATATGGACCTCCTTATTAGAATTAGAACTATAAACCAAGAGCTAATTTAAATAAAGTGTTATTCCGCCGATTCTATATCTTTTTTATCTACGCCATCATCGACAATTATATATTTGGCTTCTGAATCTAATTCAGCATAAGCTTCTAAAAGACGTCTAATCTTTTGTAAACGTTCGATGACGCTAGAAAGAGTTTTGTGACAGGCTGGGTCATTGTTGCCGTCTTGTAGATCCATAAGAACGGCGTCTAGGTTAGAGTCTATAGAATAATCGATATGGTATTTTATAAACTCACCATCTTTTTGCATTTCTTCGTTCAATGCAAGAGGTGGGAAAAGTAAATTCTTAATTTGCTCGATTTTCTCTTCAGCAGGAGTTGCTGGCTTACGTTTTATTTGGAACATTTTTAACAACTTCATAATATATATCTTTCACTTTAGGTGTTGAAAAGCTTTCTGTTTTTTCACCAGAAAGCTCTTTTTCAAAAAGTTTTTTCTGCTCACTCTGTTGCCATTGTTTCTTAAGATCTGCAATTGCTTCAGCTATTTGAGCACATGTTTTCATTTCTTTTTGCGACCCATGTTGTACTTAGCTTCGAGAGTCCAATCATCTTTCTCTTTGTGATTAATGATCTTAATTTGACTCATAGATGCAAGTGGTTCTTTTATACTATTGGCTTCGCATAATTTAAGCAAACCCCAGTCCTGAAGAAGCTCAATGATCTTATTTCTACGACCTTTGTCTTCGTCTGAAAAATTTGATGGTTTGCCATCCATCGAAAACATTTCTTTAAAATGTACAATATAATACTTGCCCTGTTTATGGAATATGTGGCAAGACTGATATAATTTCTTTTCTTTACGAGAAGCGACACCGATACGAGTTAGAGTTTCTTTAATTTTTAGAAAGTCTTCTTCTTCAGCAATCCTCACTTCAATTAGGGAATCCAATATTTCATTCATTTCGCTCCACCTTTTTCTTGTTTTTTTCTTATTATATCGATTTGGTCTTTAGACAAAATCTTAAGAGCTTCTTTTGCACGTTCAATGTTATATTTATAATAATGCTGAATTAACGACAACAGTTCTTGCTCTTGTTCTTGCTTCTTTTGTGCCACTTTGTCAGCAGCAGAAGCCCAGCGATTACGCTTGCGAACACTATAATAGAAATATTCGTAGTGGAGTTTATCACTGATATGATAATTAGTATTCATATCATTGGCTTGTGAAATGGTATCAGAGAAATTTGACAAAGCTATATTTGTTCTCCACTGGGAGTACTTATGCTCTAAATTTCCTGATAGATCTAAAGGTTGTTTCCCATTATTGATACTATTCTCGTATCTCCAATCATAACCTTTCTTAGCTACTACCTCTGCCTTTTCTTCCTTTCTTTCTTCACCGAGAACATTCAACATCAAGCAAACTCACAACGTAGCATAGCCTCAGTAAGGAATGCCATGAAGTTAATTTCTGAATTTGCAGCAAATGCATTCTTATATTGATATTCTGCAACAAGTAATACCATCTGTGGAACACTAGTGACCACCAGATAATCAGAAGCAGTTTCATAAAACTGATTGAAAAGAACATTAACGTCAGTGTCAAGGTTATACTTAGCCCACTTACGCATCTCAGTGAAGTTTTTATCTTTCATCAAGCTCACCAGCTCTTTGAGAGATATTTCCTGCATATTGGCAAGGATACCAGAATCAATCGTACCAGTTGCAGAGTAGCGCTGCAGCTCGTTAAGGACACGACGCCAATCAGGAAAATACTTTTGAATGACTTCAGCAACAACAGCCTTATCGTAATTCACACTTTCAGCATCAAGGATACCAACAACTCGCTTCATAAACTGCATAGCAAGCTTGCCCATATCCTTCTTGCTAATTTTGAAGTCTACGACAGAGCACCGAGAATGTAGCGGTTCAATGATTCGATTTTTAAAGTTGCAGGTGAGAATGAAACCGCAATTTCTGGAGAACTCTTCCATAAAATTTCTAAGTGCGGGTTGGGTAGAGTTTGCGTTAAGGTAATCTGCCTCGTCAAGAATGACATATTTACGTCCACCTGAGAGGGAAACTGAGGACGCAAAGTTAAGGATTTCATTTCGTAGTGTGTCGATATTTCCATTCATAGACCCGTTAATTACGATATAGTCACAACCAAGCTGTTCAAGCATAGCACGAGCTACTGTTGTTTTACCAACACCAGCAGTACCAGCAAGGATCAAATTAGGGATTTTTTGTTGATCAACAAACTGTTGAAATGTAGCTTTGAGGTCAACAGGAAGAATAGTGTCTTCAATAGTTTTTGGGCGATACTTCTCGACCCAGAGAAAATCTTCAAGCATCATTTGTTACCTTATCATTAATAAAAAATTCAATAGTTGCTGGTGGATTTTCTATTTCGTGATTAGTTTTCCAACCAAACCCCATCTTATAATTACGAGTCATCTCATCCCAAATCTCTTTACAGACGCCTCTAAAATCTTTAGCATTTAGAGTTCTTGGGTCTTTATCTTGACGACCTCTAGCAACATAAAATTCGTCAGAAAGATAATACTTGCCTGTATGCTTACAATAAGCAGCAACTGCATTCTTTTCTGGTTTATCGATTTGCAAAAGTTCAGTTAATGGATTCTTAATAGGCGCATAAGACTTTACTAACCTAGTGTATCGAGGGCTATAAGTTCTCATCACAAATCTCCATATTATAAAGAAGTAGGGAGGGTGTTACCCCTCCCCCATTTTTCAGAAAGTAGAATTGGACTCGACAGCAATCCAATATTCAGACTCTTTACCAGCAAAGTGAGAAATACCACGTGAACAGATACTCACTTCGTAATCACCAGGGATAATCTTAAGATTTTCAATCTTAAAGATAGCATTGAAAGTTTTATCGGTATTTCCTACATTGATAGAAAACACGTCACCGCCAGAAACCTTACTGTCAGCAGCCTTCAAATTGATGTTCCCGTCTTCGCCAGAAAGATGAATTTCAGGAATGCTCAACACACCAGCAGCTCTTTCGACCTCCTTGAGGTGTTCATTCTTCAAAGTGAAACGAACATCGACGCTTGGGAGGCTAATCTCGCGCTCGGGAATCTTAGTGATAGTATTTTCGTCAGCATAGTTATAACGCTGCTTCTTAGTGTTATCAGCAATACTGAGATTGTTATCCCCCAAAGAAATGTCAGGGTTGTCGAAAACACTGAGAATTGAAAGGAAACGGTTGAGGTCGTAAATAGCAAACTTCTTATCGAAATTAGTAGTTACAGTGCACTTTGCCATGATCGTTTTTGAAGGCGAAATCGTCTTCAAAACATTACCTTCCTGAATAATAATGGAAGGATTAATCTTAGCATAGTTCTTAAGCACGTTGATGGTATTCGTATCAATCTTCATAATCTATTTCTCCTGTTTCAAGATTTCTTTTTGCCACCAAGTTGGCCAGGGTCTGCGGTAGCAGCTGCCCCAATAGATGCTAGGTCGGCGAGAGAGCCACCAAAGATATAAGTTCCGACATGCTGCATCTTCATCCAAGGACACAACCAAGTCTTCAATTCGGCTTTCTGAGCCTTCTGACAGAACCAATAATCTTCTGAAAGATAACGCTTAGACTCCGGATCTACTTCGGCTTGGAAAGCCATTAGGATTTCTCTAGTACCATCAAAATGTTCTGTGCGAACATGATCTGGCTTATACATATATTCTGGATAAGTATCACGATACTTTTCCATTGCTCTTTTAGAAATCATCATGAACCCAGTTCCGATTTCAAGAACTTCGCAAGGGTCGCCGATAGCAATTTGCTGCTGCCCACCCTTGGGGTTGAATACATAGTCACCAACGAACTTTTCGAGAACATTAGGATCTTCATCAGCAACACCCTTATCGACTGCCTGCTTGATCTTTTCCCAGCTGATGCACTTCTTAGGATAAGGACCTCCGATGATATCGTACTTTTCGTCCTGAGCCTGGAGTGCCATCAATGCGATAACATCCTGAGGATTGAAACCGATATCAGCATCGATAAACATCAAATGCGACGCATCAGAGCGCAAAAATTCATCTACGCAATAATTACGAGCTCTTGTAATAAGAGACTCATTGAATAGAAAATACATTTGAAGGGGAATACCGTACTGTGAACAAAGAGCTGATAGGTCAGCAACAGACCTAGCAAACATGCCAGCACACATGCCACCGTACATCGGGGTGGCGATGAATAGCTTATTTTCTCTTAGTTTTTCAATTGGGATTTGAATTTCCATTATTTACCATCCTTATAGTGATCTACATAAAGACACATGAGTGTGTAATGTAGAGCTTTCATCAAATCAGCTTTGTTCTTGCCGTTCTTTTTACCATAACGCCAAAGATACTTTAATGCCGTGTTACGGAACGTATCAGTAGAATCACCAAGTGCAATCCAAGCATCAAAGCATTCAATGCTCTTGATATTTGTCTTGTAATGTTCTTCGTACGTCTTATCTATATAGTCGTGAAAATCGGAGATAATCTCATTTTCAGCATATTTATATAACATATTTTCCTTTTCCTTCTTTTTCACAATCATGGCAATCATCTCTTCTATCGATGGAATTATGGATGGTTTTGGGGGATTTACAATCAATGCTTTATTTAAAGAAGGATCATATAGTTGTTCTTCACTCATCACTTTCCCTCTACAGCAAAAACTAGATAATCAAATACTGCATTCTGATCTTCTTTATTATTATTTGGAAATTTCTCGATATAAAAAAGTAGAACAAAATTACTCAAAATATTCGCAATCTTAGTTTCACGTCCAGCTAGCCAAGTTTCATTTTGCTCACTGCCACGTTCTTTGTACCTTTCGTTTCTAATTTCTCTATCAGTAGAAAGGTAAACAATTCTAGTGTCATACTTTTCGACACAATTTTCAAGGAAAGAAGCAGTGAACAACCTGTCGCCTTCGTAAAGAACAACAGACTCTTCTGACAAAGTTGCCAGAAACTTAATAGCCTCTGGTTGTACAGCCATGCTCATACGATCAGTGCCTGCAAAAACTTGAGCTTCTTCATACTTACCCAAAACGTAAATGTTTCCATTTTGGTGATACGGTACTAACTTAAACTCGTCAAACTTAGGTGTCAACTCATAATGTTCTATGATACGCTTCATAAGGGTAGTTTTACCACATCCTGGTTCACCACCAATAGCTATAATCTTCATAACAAACTCCTATTCAAAAAATTTAGTTAGAGAGTTTTCAGCCTCTACATGATAGAATGGCATATTTTTAATCGTTGTCCAACGCTGCGGTTGTTTATTATACCAAGCCTCGATACGGGGAATTCGACCAAAATCTTTAAGACAATGCACCCAATCTTTACAATATGCATCATCTGATTCGTGTTCATTGTTTTCATAAAGTAAATCTGAAGGTATAACATTTTGTCTACCCTCTAGGTACTTATCCCAAAGCCAGTCATACTCTGGCCAATCTTTTTTCATTTGCATAGTTTCAGTATATTGCTCATCGATATAACAACCGCCATACCGACTGCCCTTGTGTTGGCGCTTATAGTTGCAGCAAGCAGTCTCAAGAGTAAAAAAACCAGCCCTTGCGAAATTACAAGTTTTGATGTACTCAGCAGCAGTTTCTTCTAGGTAAGCGCAATCAGCAGCTGATATAACATCGCCTGTCAAATCATCGCGACCGATACAGAAAGCCCAACCAGAGCGATGACTTTTGCCATCAGCAAACTCCATGGTAGGTGGCTCAATTGGTGCTTTGATAAAACGAGCAATAGCTTCTGAGAAACACCAGTGGCCCATACGTCCCCAGTGAAACCACTCATCCATGCACTTATCTTTCAGTGCATTATAATTTCTAAATTTATCATCACTAGTAAAACAAGACTTGATGAAATTACCCAAAGTACCGTAAGGCTTGATAGATTCTCCAACAGAATAAAGAAACTTATCAAACACCATTTTACGGTACTTACAATCTGGTGAAAACAACAACCTTTGCTTGTTTTCGAAAAAGAAATCAACAAGCGGTTGTACATCACTGGTCATTACTGGAAATTTATCAGCAAACATAGATTCACAGGGACCAGCATAAGTTGCGCCATGAAACAAGCCCATGACGCAACGCTTTTCGAAATCGAAATCTAAATCATCAGCGATCCAAGTTTCAACAGCAATATCGGGCGAACAGTCGTTGGTCTCACAATGAAAGCGATAAAATTTATCGAAACCAAGTTGACGATAATTCATATCGCGATAATCGATATTAGAGTCCATAGATGTTTTTACCATACGCCCATATTTCCTCTCTAATTTCATAACCAATATAATTTCTATTATGTAATTTGGCAGCTGCTAAAGTAGTGCCAATACCAGCAAAAGGATCGTAAACTGTATGACCTTCGTTGGTAAAATTTAAAATACAATTTTCAGCAATTTCAATAGGTTGACCGACAACTTCACCGTCGATCTTTCTTTCTTTACCATACGGACCCCAAAAGTCTTTACCGTATGATTGATAAGTGCCGTCTTTCCTCATATTATGAAAACCTTTGACACCTTCTTTTTGGAAAGTATAGATATGTAAAATTTGTGAAGAGTAAGCATTATAACTTTCGCTCTTCTTAGAGTACTTTACATCTCTTATATAATAACCCATTTCGCTAAAAGAGTCAATAACATATTTGAACTTAGGCAAAACTTTTCCGTTATTTCTTCTATCACCAGTGAAAGAAATAGTTGCTGTTCCTAAACGAGCATTAATCATAGGAACGATCAAATCGAAAAACTTAGTCTTATATGTTTCTGGCTGCTTTATGTCGACCCCAAAAAAACTAAGGTCTTCGTAGCAAGGTGGGCTAGTGAAGAAATAATCATACTCTTCACTAGCAAAGTTATCTAAACAACTACCAAGCTTATACTCGCTCACGAAAAGAAGCTTTCAATTGTGCTTTTCTTAGCAACCAAACCGTCTTCGTCTACCATATTATGAGCAGCTAGATAATCAGCCCACTCTTCACTTTCCCACATACCAGCAGAAACACCGTTCCAAAGAGGACGTTGAAGTGGGTGAGCCTTATTAAGACGCCTTTCATCGACGAACTGCTTGCGGAGATTCTCATACTCCCAAGATTTCAGTGTGACCATTTTTTCGCGGAAGTAAGCAACAATCGTCATGCGATCATTATCATCACCGATAAGCTCGTCGTTTGCATGAATCCCCTCATGATTATTGACGAGCAACATATCACCAGGTTGGAGATTAATAGCAATATTGTACTCAGGGAGAATAAACTGACCACCTCGCCAGCCCTTACCCTCTGGGCCAGTGACACCGCAAATATTAGAGAAGCCAGCAGTAAGGTCGCCAGCATCACGATGGCAGGCAGTGCGCCAGTTGTGGTTAACAGTAAGAGTAGTGAAGACAGTGTCAGAAATGAGGAATCTAGGGTCAAGTTTGTCTGCATATTCTCTCTGCGCTTTCCATCTGTTTGGAATCAATTCACGAAACTGTGAATTAAGCTTTTGAAGATAGGGATAACAAAGAGCAAACTGATCTAAATGCTTTTCAGTGTAAGATGTAGCACGACCATAAGGGATACGAGGATAACGATCAAAGTATCCAGCGATACCAGACATAACTGACTGAGCATAATTTGTTTCCGAAATATAATTTTCAATTACATTCGTAGCTTCTGCAATCTGCTCTGCTTTTGATAAGTTGTGCAACCCATCAACCCACTTATCAAACCAGCCATGATATTCTGGATAATGCTTACAGACTTCTGAACGAAGCCAAACCTGCCCACGTGTTTCATCTTTAGCAACACCAGCCTTATGCTTAGCACGAATACTTTCAATAGTTTCGTCTTGCATAAGTGGGTTATTTTCAGTAACTAAAAACTCTAAGATATCGTGATGATATGGAGTAACCCAATCACGCCCCCCACGCCCAGTAGCACCCAGCATGTTTCCTCTAGGTCCAGCTGCCATACCACGGTTTTGAGATTCGACAGCAGCTTCTCTAAGACCTGCATATGCGGCATCCTGTTCCTCTTTGGTAAATACGTTTTTGCGAAACTTGAAAATCAAATTATCTTCATTATTTTCGCCCGTAGTATTCCAAGCATAAAGGTCACAATCATCTTCAATCACACGATCATAATAATCATTACTGATGAAAGTGCCGAGAATTTCTTCACTATTAGTTTTTGGGTTAATTTTAAGATTAACGTTTTTTCTAGTAATTACTTCTACCATATCGATCTCCACAAAATATATACATTACTATATATCCAAAATTTATAGCGTAATTACATCTTTCAGCAATTTAAATTCTTCATGTGACTTATTTAATACGCCTTCGATATCAGGAGGCGTCCAACCTTGTGGCTTTTGAATCTTACCATCAGCACGACGAATCACTTGGTCATCTACCAACTTAGACATGTTAGATCGATGAACTTCAGCAAAAACCTTATCTAAAGGTATGCCATAAGATACGGCAGTCCCGCATGCAATATAAATGATATCAGCAAGAGCGTCAGCAATCTCAACGATATCATCTTTAACTTCTCCTGCAAGGTATTCATTAAATTCTTCCTCAAGCAACCTAATACGAAGCTGCCTTTCGTCTGGATCAGTTGGCAAATGCGGGTAATTTCCGATTCGCTGACCGAATGCCTGATGAAATTCTTTAACGTCTGTAAACATAGTCATTACTTATTCCCCATCATACAAATTGCATCGCCACGAGCCATAGGAATAAATGTACCACCAGCAGCAGTGCACTTATCCATCGAAGCGTAGTATTTTTGATTACTATCAATCACACCACAATATATTGCAAACGCAACACCCAAAATAATTGCTGCTGCGCCAGTCCATCCAATGAACCAGTCCCATTCAAATCTACCCATTAATCCACTCCGGAGGTTGACGGTTTTTCCACTTATGCATACCTGCTTTGCCTATTATATAATAGTTCCTATAATTAGTCAAGGGGTCTTCTGAAATTATATATTCTTGAGCCATACAAGAAGGCATTGGTGTCCAATCATATTTATCGAGATTTTTAGGTGGGGATTGAAGCATATAGCTCAATTCGCCTTGACACTTATGTTTTCTTTCGTAACGGTAAGTATATTCTTCCATAAGACCAAAAAAATGTTCTACTAGCCAGTTATAATTTTCAATAGAAGTACGACACCAAACAGCCGAAGGATGATTGGCGTGTGTCGCAGAATACATCACGTAGTCTCGCGAGTCCGGAAGAACCCAAGAAGTATGTTTGCGATATTTCGGTGTTTCTAAAGTTCCAGGAACAAGACGTTGAGAAATACGCTGTTCGCCATCTAACAACCTATGAGCTGTAGATAACAACTGTGCACTCTCGAGAATCATCTTAACAACATGCTTGTCTACCAAGCTACGTGCTGCTACGACAGGATCTTTATCGACGTAAAATATATTCATTATTGCCTCTATTGTGTGTGCGAACGAAAGAAAACCAACCTGTGATGATATATTTTTCTTCTGTTTTAGAAGTAACACCTCTGTGTGTAAATGTCCAATCAGATGGCCATATCAAAGTCAAACCTTTTTCTGGTTTAACTTTAAGATTTTGATGATAGAATTCTGTTTCTCCACCATCATTAACATCGTTAAGATAAGTCATAAAAACCAAATGTCTATCTGGTGCATCAGCAGATCTTTCTGTATGCCATTGATGAAAACCGCCATTTGGTTTATAATGCTGTATATTGATAGGTTCTACGATTTTCCAATCGCAAATTAAAGAAGAGTATTTGTATTTCTCAACATAATTATTTGTAACTTTTTGAAGTTTGGTACCGTAACTTTGAAAAAGGGTAGCATTTTCTAATCTGCAATCTGTGCTATCTTTTTTCTTTTTGTCAACGATATAACTACCATTTTCTCCAACATTACCAGGACCTTTAATTTTCTTATTATTAAAATAGAAAATTAATTTATCACAAATAGAAGTATCGTCAAAATACCATCCACCGATAAAATTATTTAAATCGTTAAGCGGATGCTCTCTCATTTTGCCTTTTCCATTTATTAAAAGCTTGTTCTTTGTGAAAACGGTTAGCTCTCTTATAAAAAACAATACCGTTCAAATGATCCAATTCGTGCTGAAAAACTCTGGCAGAAATTCCAGTAAATTGCCTTGTTACAGTTTCGCCATTGGCCATGGTAAATCTTACCCTAATGTGTTGAGGTCTTTTTATTTTAACTAATAACCCATTATAAGTCAAGCACCCTTCTTCTAAAACAACTTCTTCAAGACCAAAAGTTACTACCTTTGGGTTGAAACAAACGAAGTTTTCAGGGCTACCGCGCATAGCAAATACACGATAAGGAACTCCCACTTGATTGGCAGCAAGCCCAATACCGTTCCAATCGTACATGTGCTTGACCAAGTCTTTGGCAAACTCAATAGGATCGAAAGGAGGGTTATTAAAATCAAATTCTTGGCAAACGCTAGTAAGAATAGGATCATTTTGATTCACTAGGTTCATTTTTCTTTTCCTTTAACGTGTAAGTTCCATTTTCATTATCTATCCAAGATAAATCTGTACCTTCTGACCAACCCATTTGAGAAAGCAAATCTGGCGGAAACGGAAGAATAAGTTCTCCTGTTTCAGGATCTTGAATGACTTCAACAGACCATGATTGATTATTCGCTACCAATGCCTGATTACTCCCGCTACGATAAAAAAGTTGGTGATGATATAACAAAGAACAATGGCTGTTCTGATATATGCGACTTTGTCAGACTCTTTATCTGTTATACCATCTTTTCCACCCAACGCTTTAGCCCAAAGTCGCCAGAAACGTCGCATTATACCACCTTTGAAAAATTCTTGTGTTTCTCAAACTTGATCACTTTACCGAATTTATCGAAAAGTTGATCTCCCTTATGACTTATTATAAACGTGTTTGTATCTAAAGTCAAGTTATTTAAAATCTTGAGAAATTCTTCTGTACCGTTAGAGTCTAGAGAAGAGTCAAAGACTTCGTCCATAATAAGTAAATTTGTAGAAACAGAGTTACGCAACTTAGCAACAGCACGCCACGTAAACAATATAGCCAAGTTAATGCGCATCTTCTCCCCCTCAGAAAAGCTGGAGTAGCTGAAGTTGTCCCTAAACCTTGACTTAATTGTCTCATTAAATTCTTCGTTAAGTTCGAATTGAACAAAGAAATCCATGCTAGACAAATACTTATTGATAAGTTTATTAATAACGGGTACATACTGTTTGATTATCCTTGCTTTGATACCGCCATCTTTCAACAAAGAACCAGCAGCTCCCAAAACGTTTTTATCTTCTGAAAGATCATTATGCTTAGATTCTATTTCTCTGAATTCTGTTTCCAAATCAGAAATTCTATTATCTTCTATATCTGCTTTCTTAACGACAATTTTCTTAATTTCGGTTTCTAAAGTAGAGCGATATTCGATAAGAGAATTTATTTTAGTTTTTACTTTATGGATATCCATTTTTTGTGTATTTATCTGATCACGGATTTCCATTATTTGATTCAAGCGAGAATTTAATTCTTCATATTGCTTAATGAGTTGATCGAGTCCATTATCAATAGTTTCGATTTCGCGAGTTTTAGACTCAACAGTTATCTCACGAAAATTAGAACTGATAGCTTGGGTGCAAGTTGGGCAATTCTCATGCTTTTTAAAGAAGTTAATATCCTTATCAATCAATGCACGCTTGGCCTGGATTTGATGCTTCAATTCAGAAAGTTGCTTAACTTTTTTAGATATTTTGGGTTCTTCTTCGACTGATTGCTCTAGTTCTTTTCTTTTATTTTCCAGATCCCAATATTCAATATTAAGCTTTTCTATTTGAACATCGGTTTCAGAAATCCTTTGTTGTTTTTCTTCAATCAGCTGCTCATTATTATTTTGAAGCTCTAATAGATGTTGCTTAATCAATTTGATTTTTTCTTCAATGAGCTTTCTATTAGAAAGGCATTGATTCAAAAGCTCATTGTTAAGCATCAACTTATTTTTCAATAAGTTATTCATCGTTGTGAATATTTGAAGGTCTAGCAAATCTTCGATAATTTCTCTACGTTGCCACGCACTCAACTGCATAAACGGCTGGAACGTAGCAGAACCAAGGATAACAACCTGACAAAAAGACTTATGGTTAACCTTAAGAATTTGCTTTTCGAGTATTTCCTGATAGTCTTTCATTTCAGCAGACTGATTCAGAAGAACATCATTTTGGAATACTTGAAATATTCCTGGCTTTATACCACGAATAATTTTGTACTCGTTTTTGCCAATAGAAAATTCGACCTCAACAACCAAACCCTTTTGAGTGATAGAGTTCAGCAATTGTGGTTTATTAATTTTTCTAAATGGTTTACCGAACAAAACAAAAGATATAGCATCAAGTATTGTAGATTTACCAGCACCATTTTCACCGACAATCAAAACTGTTTGATGGGTGTTGAGTTCTATTTCGGTAAAAACATTACCTGTGCTTAACAGGTTTTTCCATCTTAACTTTTTAAATAAAATCATTCAAGTGTCAAAGCCTCATTGTAAAGTTCTACAATCTTATTTTCAAGTTTTTTCTTGTCTAGATTTTTAATCTCAAATCCATCAATATACTTTTTGAAAATATCCAAAGTAGATTCAGCCTCATCGATAATATCTTGATCGTTTTCTAAAGCAAGGTTTAGATGATCTTCGACAATTTGTATTTCTATAGGATTTTCAGACTCTAAATTCTCGATAAATTTATCAAACCAAAAAGGATTAGTTTTATTTTGAACGATCACCTTCAAAATAGAGCTATGATATTGAGAATAATCGATTTTCTTAGATAGGAAATCTTCATTAACATCATTGTACCAAACCTTTTTGAACATAGGATATGGGTTTTGGATGAAGGTTAGCTCCCTGGTTTCTGTATCCAAGACGTGAAAGCCTTTAGGATCATCATAATCGCTCCAAGTAAACTCAGCGTGGCTACCCAAGTAATGTATAGTACCATCAGAGGAACGATGATGATAATGGCCACTGAGAACCATATCAAAGCGATTAAAGATATTACGATCATCTCCATGAGAAACCATAGATCCCCTGTGCATTTCGAACCCAGCGAGCTCGAGATGTCCCATGACGATTTGGGCTGATGTGTTTTTGATTTCATGTAAGCTCGCCTCTCTGTTTTCATCACATATCCACGGTAGCATTAGCACATTTGTTCCGTCAAATGTCCAACCTATCGGAAGCTGATCATGTACTTTAAAATCGTATTTACCTACAACGAGCTCTCTAAGGGCATTAAGTGTGTTTGTGTTCTTATAATAAGTGTCATGATTACCAGCAATTAGGTGAACATCATAACCACCAATAGCCAGAGGATCAAGAAAATCTTTACGTAAACGAGTAGCAGTAAGGATATTGATATATTTACGACGATCTACGAGATCGCCAAGATGAACGACAGTACGAATATTGTTAGCATCCAAATAAGGAAAAAATACCGTATCAAGAAACTTTTTACTGTTGTCCATAAACGCAACGTTGTCATTGCGAACACCCCAGTGTGTATCGGTGATCAGTGCTATTTTCAACGAAACATTCTCGTATTAGGTTTAAAAACTGGCTTTTGCGATCTATGCTTAATAAGAGCTTCGTTAATATAAGAGGCTGTTGCCTCCAAACGTAAAACGTAATTCATTTCTTCATTACCTTTGACAGATTTATCGTTAATTTTTCCGACTAAATCTACAATGTTTACTGGAACTAAATGTTCATTTTTCATCGATACTTCCCTCAATAATTTCTTCTACTACTTCTACATCTATAAATTGTTCAACTCCAATTAGTTTACCTGGTTTCTTATTTTTAATCAACTTATTTTCAAATTGACGAATGATATCATCCGAATACTCATTAGATTTCAAATGAATATTTTCAGAATCACTCCAAAGATTGTTCGTCAAGTAACTATTTTGGAAATTCTTATGTTTGATATACGTATGCTTCTTTTCTTTTTCGATCCTTCTGATAAAAGCGTTCCATGCAATTTGAGTGAAATATGCGAAAGGATTATTAGTTCTATCGGGATCGAAATTATCAACAGCAGCAATACAATCTATAACACCATCACTGATCATTTCTTGAATATAAGTGTATCCAGAGAAATTAGGTTTTTTAGCAAGGTTATTACATATCAAAAGGATAGATTGACCAATATAATTCGTAACTTGTGGTTTCGGTTTATCTTCTTCTATGGCCAGCTTTAATGCACTTCTATGTTGTATCATTGCTGAATATAGGGTTTTATTGTTGATATAGTTTTTGGGCTTTGCTCTAGTTACTGCCATTTATCACACCTTTAAATTAACATTATAAATTTTATATGGAAATTTTTCTTCGTTATAAATTTTAATACGTTCCATAAAATGGAGTAGTGTATAGTTCTTTTTACTTTTCCAAGTCATATCATCGGCAATGTCATATAGCGTTGCACTATCTTTAGTGTCGGATTTACGTAGTCCACGACCAATTGACTGTAAGTTTCTAATTTTAGATTTGGAAGGACTAGAAAATATAACGTTATGCAAATTACGAATGTTAACACCTGTGGAGAAAGTTCCGTAACTAGCAACAATAATAGAGTTTTGTTCTGTTTCCACAATTTTACGAATTTCTTCACGCTCTTCACCGTCAACTTCACCAGAAACATAATATACAGATCTATTGGATTCTTTTTTCAAAACATCATATAGACCTTTACCGTGCTTCTCTACATACTGAAATAGTAATAATGTGTTTCCCTCGAGCGAGAGCGCGAGATTACGAATAAATTTGTTACGAGCTTCTAATCTAACAAGATAGTCCATTTCAGCCTGATAGTCGGCTGACCTAGCTATCATCTGCCTAACTTCGTCTGGGTAAGAAAGAACAATCGCTTTGATCTTAAATTCGGCTAAGTGTTTTTGGTCTATCAATTCAGCAGTGGTTGTAACTTTTCTAACAGGACCAAACAAAC